TGTTTGCGTCATACACTAGCTTGTTGCGATAGCGAGACATCACATCGCGTAGGTATTGTTCTGCCTTTACTTTAGGTAGATTACCAACGTCGATGTAGAAAATTCTACGCTCAGGTGCGCGAGACAATCTGTAGATAACAAGACTATCTTCAATCATTCTTAATTGATTGAGTGACTTGATTGCCTTATGAAGGAAACCCAAAGTCATTCTTTTATTAAGATCCTGTAGTCCAGAAGGACAGAAGGTGATACTATCAACTGCCATTTTCACACCCTGTGAAAGTGACATGTCACCAACTGGTCCTAGGACACCACCTTTGTAAAAACCTTTTGGATTGTAAAGATAGTAGTCAACAAATGTACCATATTCATACTCAAGCGCCGTGCCTTTGATTGCTGCACGTGCAAGAGAATCTTTTGGTTTATTGTCAATTTTTTGACGGACCTTCTTGATCTTCATTGGATCAATATAACGAAGTTCCGTAATACCTTTCTTTGGATTATCTAGATCGATAACCTTATGGTAGAATAATCTACCGTCGATATACCAAGTTCTAACAATCTCATGTGCGCGATTGTCAAAGTTCAATAGACGCTTGAGATACTCAAACTCATTACGAATTCTATTTTTAATACCAGCACCAACCTGCAGATTGTCTAGGTTGATTTCTACTGGTGTATCGTGTGCGTCGCTAACAATAAATTCGTTAACAACTTCGTCAACTGCGCTATCCACTTCAGGGTGAATTGCCATGTCGCGATAACGACGGATCATCTCAAACTCATTACGAGCTTGATTATCCGTATCCACATAAGTTCCATAGTACCCACCAGCGGCGACGGCGATGGGTTCATCAGCAGAAGGAGGGACAGGGGATTGCCCCTTCTGCCCCTCCTTTCTGTTAATCTGGAAGCCAAATAACTGACTCATGATTAAAATACAATAGTTGAGCGTTCAACTATTTATCAAACTACTGGAACTGCCGAAACGCCAGGTCTGTCGCCACCTTCTGCAGTGAAGTAAGAATACTGCCACTCAACAGTGAATTCTTCGATCTGATCGTTGCTATCATAAGCAAGATCGATTGGAGAAACGTTAGTTGGGAAGCAGTGTACCAAGTTGTAAGTTCTCAACTTGGAACCACCAACACTAGCATCCTTCTCTAGTTGATGCACAGCGAGAGACGCCATGTAACCAGAAGTAGAAGATGGAGTAAACAGAGGAGCAGTGTTGCCCTCGTGTGTGTTGATGCTGTTTGCCCACTGCTCGAAGAAGGAGCGTAGTTTGAAGTCCTTATCGTTGAAGAAGGTTGCAGACCATGTATCGAAGGTGCGGTCACCTGCGATCTTGACTGTTCTACCTCTAAAAGGAACTTCAATAACACCTAGGTTAGAACCAGGGAGTGCAGCAGACTTGCAGAGAATATCTGTAAGTTGCTTGTCCTCAGTCTGTAGGGAGATCTCGTCAGGGAAGACGATATCAACCATAAACATATTGGGTTTTACACCTTGCCCAATAGTCTGTAGGAATGTACTTACGTTGTTCGTTGCCATTGTTTTTATACCTCGTGATGTTTATCTCTAATATCGATTATCTACCAACAACTTCGCTGAACGAGACACCCGTTCTTGTAGCAGTTACAGTAACTGTTACGAAGTTAATAGAACGAGTAGGCTTGAGGTAGAGTTCAGCAACAAACTCGTTTCTGTCAATAACTTCAGGTGTATTGTTTGTTTCGTCACAAACAACCAAGAAATCAGTGACGCCTCTACGTGCCTGAACCTCAGCGAGGTAAGAACTCATGGAAGCAGCGAAACCAGAACGAGTGGTTGTGTCATTCTGCTCAAACAGAACTCCTTCTGCAAGTGCTCTTGCTCTCTTCTCAACATTGAGGAACAAACGACGAACGTTAATTCTGTCAAATGCGGAAGGAGATGCGAGCGCAGTCTTGTCGCCAAATAGGACAGGACCAGAACCAGGGAATGCAACAACAGGGTTGATTGAGTTGGTATAGAGATCATCTCTCTGTGCCTTGTTAGGATTAAAGGCAAGTTTTACGACGTTTTGTAGTCCACCACGTGCATTACCTGCAGGGGAGAACCAATCATCGAGAATAGCAGAAGTGGAGACACATAGACCAGCGATGTCACCGTTGCAACCGATGTAACGATACTTGTCGTTGAAGCGATCGTAGGTGTACTTAACACCACTGTCCTTAACAACGTAAGAGCTGGATGCGATTGTATCCATGAACTCTAGGGTGTTTGCAAGTTGTGTTGCAGGAGTTAGTGCAACGTTACCAGAAGTAGCAACTTGATCACCAGTCCAAGGAGAAACGAATGCGATGCAATCCTTTCTGCTGTTTGCGACTGCAGCAACTGCAGCTGCTTTAGCGCGGGTATCGGTCTCGTTAGCAGCGTCGCCACCCATGAGAACGAAGTCTACAGTTGTTTCTTCTGTGTCTAGGAATAGATCGTATGCAGACTGGATTTCACCAGAAGTGTATGCATAGTCATCAACACCACCAGATAGAGCACCACCAGCAGCAACAATACGAGCGAGTTTCAATGGAGCAGCAGCAGTAGCACCATAAGATGCAGAAGCAGCGCCAGGATCTTCACCAGCAGTTGTTACTTCAGAAGCGCCAAGTGCAGCACCTGCATAGACGTACTTAGAATACTCGTTAACAGCATCCTTCCAGTAGTTTGAACCACCTTCAGGTGTTTTGCCGTCAGTTAGTTTGGAGAGATATGTTAGTCTCTCAACAACTGTATTTGTGCTCTCGTCGATAACTGCAACGTGAACTTCATCAAAAGACAACCAACGCTCAGAAGCGAAGGAAGATGTGCCAGGGCGTGGACCGATTGCCTTGTAAGTTAGACCTGTGGAAGCGATTGCTTGTGCGTTCCAATCAGATGCTGTGAATACTGCAACTGTTTCTCCAGTGTCTGCTACAGGAGCAGAAGCACCTTCAATAACTCTGATGGTGTTAGCATCAACAACTTCTACAACTTCATGAGTTACAGAGTTTGCATCGCTGTAGTTACCACCAACTGCTAGACCGTGAGCGGTCTTAGTAACAGTGTAATCAGCACCACGGTCTACGACAACAACGCGAAGGTTGTTACCGTCAGCACCTGCATTTCTTGCAGCGAATTTTTCGCCACTACCAACACCAGCATCGAATGCATCCTTATCACCGATAAGAACTGCAGTACCATCTAGGGTTGCGTTTAGAACACCAGTTGCTGCACGAACAACTGCGAGTTGACCACCGTAACGGAGGAACTCAGATGCTACTAACCAGTCACCAGCATTTGCCTCAGCTGGTGCGCCGAATGTGTCAATCAGTTCTCTCTCAGAACCAATCTTTGTAATTTTGCCTACGGGTCCTTTGCGGAAGGAGCTAGCAATAGCGCCAACTAGAGCACTACCACCAACGACAACAGCATTGGATAAATCACGTTCTCTAATAACAACACCAGGCGAGACTTGACTTGCCATGTTTTTACCTCTTAGATATCAAATTTATCTAAAAGTATTTAGAATTTCGCATTGCTCTAGAGGGGAAACAATGCACGAACACACTACCAGTCTGGATACTCGAAATCCGACAGGGGTCCTTTTCCCTTTCTATTATTTAGAATTCTCTTGACCGTACAATCCTTACATTCGTATGAATATGCTGACGGTAATCCTCTCTTAGATTTCCTAGTCATATAGAAATCTTCGATGAGGTTTTTTGTCTTAAAGCATGATCTACATTTTCTTTCTTTGAAAAGAAGATGTTCCAGACTGAACTGATCCCCAATATCCATCAGTAGTTCCACATATAACCGACCTCTTCTTGCTTGTCTCCATATTCCCACAAATTACCGTCAGCATCAGTGAAGGTATCATCACCCATGCCATCATCGATAAACCCAAAAGGAGCCATGTCCTGTTCGATTTGGTTTCTTTGTTCATCATAAATTCTCCTTCTGATATCTTGGTCAGTCATTTCTTTGAAGTAATCTTGCATGACTAACCATGCAAATAGAACCATACACATTACGAGGTCATCATGATATCCTTCATCTGCTTCCCACGCTTGTTTCTTCTGCACAAACGTAGTAAGTTCTTGGAAGATTTGGAAGTCATTGAACAACAACTTGTCTTCTTCGATAATTGCTTTAAGGTTAGCGCAACCGATCTTCTTAACGGTCACACTCATCTTGACACCTAGTTGTGTTTTCGATCCTGAGAACCCTTGTCCAACGACTTGTCCCGCTCTACCACGCATAGCGCACATAAGCACGTTAGGATATTCCAAATCGTAGTTAAGAGTAGCAGCGATACTATCACCGATATCATTGACCTCTACCAGAATGTATGGATTATTATATTCCTTAGCTACTTGGAAGATGACGGATGGAAACAGAACAGGTTTAATTTCATTATTTCTGTACTTTGCAACGATCTGATACGGCACCGTGGTGATATCAAACACGAGGAAAGCACTATAGTCGCCGCCAATTCCTCTGGCAACATCAACAGTAATAATATATTCGTGATCTTTCTCTGTTCTCTTATATACATCAAGTCCTGCATTGCTAGCTATAGGGTCATGAAATGGAATAGTCTGTAGTTTTGCTGGACTGATCAGTGTGTCAGCAGAACCAAGGAAGTCACATTCAAATTCTTGTGCGAACTGTC